ATGCTTGATGTCAAAGACAACGGATCCTACTATTTAAAAGAAGAATCTGGTGCACCAGATTGTAACCATGATGATACCAGTTTGATACCAACTGGAAACCAAGGTATACCGGTTGGGAGCATAGATAAGAATAGAGTAGATAAGAGTAGAGAAGAAAAGAATAGTAATACAGTATCTAACGATACTGTTCGTAGCACTGACGTGCAACGTGTCATTGACGCATGGAACTCTTTGCCTGGACTAAGCCGCATTACAAAACTTGTCTCAGGTTCTCAACGTTATGAATGGTTAAAGGTCCGTATCAGGGATTACGGTATTGATGATGTTCTTAAAGCAATTGATAACATTCGCTACAGTCCATTTTTACTTGGAAAAGGCAAAGGAGGCTGGACCATTACCTTTGACTGGTTTGTAAGACCAAACAATTTTCCTAAGGTTCTTGATGGTAATTATCTTGAAAACAAGCCAGATGAACCAGAACAACAAGAACATTCAGGATTTGTGGATAGTGATGGTGAAGTATGGCAGTAGGACAGAAACTGTTTGATACTGATGAAATTCGTAAAACAATCAATGCCATTAAACCAGAAGGAGAATTATTTGAGGTCCGGTGCTTAGAAGCCAATGGCCGTAAAGTTTATAGCGGATATTTTAAATCTCCCGAAAGCTTAATTGACCAGCTTTGTAGGCTTAATTCTACTGACAGCAATATTTACATAACCCTGGGAAAGGTAAAAGAAGATTGTTATTCACGGGAGCAGCGAGAAAAGTTCGTCATGAATGCTAAGAATACAACCAATGACAATGATATCGTGGGATATAAATGGCTGTTCATTGATGTGGACCCTCAACGGCCGGCCGGTGTATCTAGCTCTGAAGAACAGTTGCAGAAAGCAAAAGAACGTGGCAATCGAATATATGTGTTCATGAAGAATCTAGGGTTTAATGATCCGGTAACAGCTTTGAGTGGTAACGGTATTCACCTCCTTTATCGGATTCAGATTGCCAATAACGAGGAAAACAAGGCATTGGTTAAAAAGTGTTTGGCTGCCTTGGATATGTTCTTCAGTGATGATGAATTGAAAATTGATACCACAAATTTTAATCCGTCTCGGATTTGTAAATTATATGGCACCATGGCCCGAAAAGGCAGTAACACGGAACAAAATCCCCACAGGCTTAGCCACCTGCTTTCAGAGGGCATCCGGGAACCGACAGATAGTATTTACCTGGAAAAGTTAGCGGCCATGATTCCGGATAAGCAGGAGAAGCCACAGAGATATAACAATTACAATCCCAAGGATTTTGATTTAGAAGAATGGCTGCAGCGATACAATATCCGGTACAGAAAAGCGGCCTACAGTGATGGAACTAAATTCATTCTGGACGAGTGTCCATTTGATAGCAATCACAAGGGCAAAGATGCTTGTATCTTCCAGGCCCGGTCCGGCGGTATTGGATTTCATTGCTTTCACAATTCATGTTCGGATAAAACCTGGCAGGATGTGAGAAAGCTTTTTGAGCCAGACGCTTATGAAAAGCGGCAGCAGGAATATGAGCGCAAGATTTATTCACGGTTACCGGTGCAGCAACGGCCAATACAGAGCATTGTGCCGGTTCAAGGAAATCCGGTGTTTTTCACAGCAAGAAATATTTTGGACTTGCAGGTGCCGGAAGAAAGATTTGTGAAAAGTGGAATTGCTGATATTGACAAGAAGCTAAGAGGATTAAAAAAAGGCTATGTAACTGTTATGTCTGGCTTAAGAGCTTCTGGAAAATCCAGTGTCATATCTGAAATGGTTTTGGACGCAGTAGAAACCGGAAATAATGCTGTGGTATTCTCTGGGGAATTAGCGCCAAAGAATTTTATGAGGTGGATGGATCTGCAGGCGGCCGGGAGGGGATACACAGAGCCCACACAATTTGAGGGATATTACAATGTTTCACGGAAATATAAAGAACAGATCGCAGAATGGTTAGGGCAGCATTTCTTCCTGTACAACAACGATTACGGAAATGATTACCGGGCGATAGCAGAGCAGTTTGAGAAGGCTATTGAGGAAAAGAAGCTGGACTTGCTGATTCTTGATAACCTGATGGCTTTCAATATCCTTTGCTTATCAGATAATAAATTCGAAGCACAGACGGCCTTTATTCTGGATATACAGCGGATTGCTAAAAAGCATAATGTTCATGTGATATTTGTAGCACACCCGAGAAAGGCAATGGGGTTCCTTCGGCTGGACGATATTTCCGGTACCGCCGATTTAGGCAATGCTGTTGATAATGCCTTAATAGTCCATAGGGTAAACAACGACTTTAAGCGGCTTAGCAAGATGATGTTTGACTGGAAAGATGACAACCCGCTCTTCAAATCGACAAATGTAATTGAGATTGCAAAGGACCGGGACGGTGGAACCCAGGATTATTTCATACCACTTTATTACGAGCAGGAAACCAAGCGGTTGAAAAATTATCTGGCCGAAAATAAAATCTATGGCTGGAATAAATCTGATGATGGATTCCTGAATGTAGAGCAGGGTGAGATACCTTTTGACTGAGAGGAGGATATAGAATGCAAACTTTAGAAGAAAAAATGCGAGAAATTGAAACAGAGTGGTTTCCTGAACACGTAACATCTTTTGAACAATTAAGTGATAGCACGGCTGTACTTAATTTCAGGAAGCCAGGAACAAGCGTATATGCAGTCAGATATATTCTTGACCGGAATTATCTTATCATCACTGGTGATATAGGGGAGGCGGTGTTCTGTCTTACTGAAAAGGCAAAGTTGAAGTCTCTGGCAGAGGAATATTCAATACCATATCTGTTTGGAAAATTGAGAGCGGATAGAGACGCTTATGACTTTAATAGCGAAAAAGCTATTCAGAAATTGGAAAGCATCTTTAAAGATTATGAATTTGATACCAATGAGGAGGTGGAAGAATTCAAAGAACTGAAAGAAGAATTGTATGCTTCCATCAGGGAGGAATGTAACTCTGAATCCCAATGGGCAGCAATTCTGAACAGTGATTATTACGACAAAATCTCGGAATATGACCAGGACTGCTTTGAATGGATTTATTCTGTTGGAAAAGAATATAGCTGGCAGGCATTAGGCTGGGTCGTTGGTTTGAAATTAGCTTATAAGCAGCTCAATGAGGAAAAGGTGAAAGCGATATGAGCGTAAAGCCAATTTTATTTAATACAGATATGGTCCAGGCAATACTGGACGGAAGGAAAAAGGTGACAAGGCGAGTAGTAAAGCCGCAGCCTGAAGCCATCTATGTGCACGGAAAACAGCGAGATATTATAAACCAAAATGAAATCGCATTTAAGGTTATGAATCGAGGTGGAAAAGATTGCTATATGATTCCACCATATCAGCCAGGAGATATCCTCTATGTTCGGGAAACGTGGCAATGTATAAATCCTTACAGTGATAAAGAGTATGTGTATAGGGCAAGTTGTGACGCTGATTTTGCAAGTGTTATAGGAAAATGGATCCCGTCAATCCATATGCCGAAGGAAGCCGCCCGTATTTGGTTAAAGGTGATAGATGTACGGGTGGAAAGGTTACAGGATATTACAGATGAACAAGCTGAACTTGAGGGTACGCATGATTATAGCAGCACTGCAAATGGTTTCTTTTATATTTGGGATAGCACCATCAAAAAGGCTAACCTTGACCGCTATGGTTGGGACGCAGATCCGTGGGTATGGGTAATAGAATTTGAACGGTGCGAGAAGCCCAGGAGGTAAAAAGGTGACAGTGAAAGAATTTGATATAGGCCAGAGAGTTTTTATACTCAATATGCATGAAGGTAGTAACACTGAGCCTGAGATCAGAGAAGAAAATGTATTATCGGTAGGACGCAAATATGTTACTGTTGACAATGGAAATAGGTATGCATCAGAGGAATGGTTTCATTTCGGATTGGTTGAAAGTATTGATTATGGTGAAAGATCATTCCTATGTTCAACTAAAGCAGAAGCTAACAACTACATAGAATTTATTAAGCTTCAAATTTGGATCAGTTCTTTGACGCGGTACAAGGTCAAGAATTATACCTTGGAGCAGTTAAGAAAAGTAAAAGTAATTCTCATAAATTAGCCAGATAATGAATCCGGCTCGTTCGGTATTGCATATCCTTCCGGCCTGACTGGCAGTGCCGGCGCCGGAGGGAGAAAGAGAGATTGATATGGTGTTAGATAAATTAAAACCAGGAATGGCGGTATTTGAAGTCAAACGTGCTACCGGAATGGATACGTTTCATGGTAAATGGAAAATATGGCCTGTGTACATCAAAGAAATTGATACGGTTAATGGGAAAGTATTTGCTTCATGGAATGGAAACAATCCTGATTGGCACAATGAACGAAGATGGTCAAAATGGAGACTAAAAAGGCCGGAGAATTAGGATTGGAGGTATTGAGGTATGGCTACAAGGGCGTTGCTGCACAAAAATAAACTTAAAGAATTAAAAATCTGGCTGGAAAAGCAAGGGTATATGATTCTTGCAACAAGTAAAAATCCCTACGAGGTTTTGCGTGCAAGAAAGGATAAAGATACTGTGATTATATACTGTAAGCTAGCAGCGAGGGAACATTTATCTGTAATGGATAAGGACTATGCGCTGATTCGCAGGTTTATAAAACAGCAGGTAAATTAGAATTTTAAGGAGGAGAGCATGGCCTTATCAAAAAGAATGCAGGAAGCTATTGTCTTGCTAGAAAAAGAGGAGTTCTATTTGCGTGAGTTCCCGGAATGGTCCTTCTGGGCGGCTTATAATATGCCGGGAGAAAGAATACGGACAGATACCATGAAAGCCCTGGAACGGCGGGGAGTCGTAGAAATCAAGTGGAATACAGGTAGAGATGCTAACAAAGTGGCAAAGCTTATAAACCCGCATTATGAGGAATTAACAGCAAGTGAATATTGCATTAAGTGCAGAGAAGCATATCAGAAAAGTAATTGTAGATGGATTTGTAGAGTAACAGGCAAGATAGTAGTAGGTATGGATGGTAGGGCAACAACCAATGCCATGAAATGCCACTAAACCCTGCTAATAAAAGTCAAGCACTTTTTGAAAGAAAATTAAAAAATAAAAAAGGGCAACTT